ACTTTTTCCGTCCGCTATCGTGGAGCCATTAAAAGGCATCCCAGGGACGGCCATTGCGATGTGCATAAAACTCTCCTGTGCTTAGAGTTTTTCTTTTATGAGCTCAATCAGAGCGTCTTTCTTGATGTATTGGGCCGGAAGTTCAATGCCCATTTCCTCTGCCTTTTTCACCAATTCCTTATAGGTCAGATCCTCAAGATCGATCTTGGCTTCTATGCCCTCACCTTTATCCGCCGTATCAAATACCTGATTGGGCCGGGGGAAATCTTCTTCTGTTATGCCCCGGTCAAAATCAGCCTGTGTGGGCTTTATAAGGCCAGCTCTTATTGCGTCATCTCGTAACATGATATGCCTCTTTTAGAATGGAGAGGGACCGGAGCCCCTCTCCTATTAAATGGGCGGTTAAATCTTACACACTGGTTACATGGGTCATCAGAAATCCAAGATTCTTTGCAGTAATCTTTTCATCCTGATAATAACCAAGCTCTATTTCCTCGCTCTTGGTTTTCGGGTCAAATGGATGCCGCTCTGCGATCATGTTCGGCAAACCAGGCTTATTCCAACGGAACGAGTACATAAATGAAGGCTCCTCAATGCTCGGGGCAGACGGTGCGTAATACCACAACACATAATCGTCCCAGAGCAGGCTTAATGAAGCACTCTGTCCTTCACCGGCGCTGTTATAATAGGCTCTGCCTACATGAAACGCATCAAGCTCGAAAATCCTCTTGAACTGCTCCACGCTGGCATACCTGACACCTACTTCTCCCGGTGCCCCGGCATAACCGTAAATGATCGAAATTACATCGTCATGTCGCCTGAAATTTCGCCATGCAGTCTCACCCATGATACAGCGATTGGGTCTGTAGCCCGTTGAATCAGCCACATTCTCAATCGCGGTCCAGCAATCCGCGAGGGGATCGCTTTCGCCGGTAGTGTGACAAATCCAATCCGAGCTGACCGTTGCATATGAGCCTACATTGCTCCCACTGGTACAAAGTTCGGATGCCCGCTTTTCCCAGCCAAGCATGAGTTTATTTTTGATAAATCTCGTCCGGCCTTCCCGCATCTCACCGATAAAAACCGGGTCCATGTTTTCCCTATCCTCAAGATTCAAGGGCATTTTAAGGGCATAATTATCCGCAAAATACGTTTCAGATGAGACACCACGCTCGATCTTGTTCGCTTCCGTTCCGGGAGCCCTTTTGTCATCCTCTGTTCTGAAGGCATCCGCATGATCCCAAATGATATAATTATCGCTTTGCTTACCTACCTTGACGATAGGTGCGATAACATCGGCAATCATGCCTTTAGGTTGGTAGTTGATTGCTATGTTCGATAAATGCTGATCTAAGTGCAGGTCGTGACCTGTTGCTCCTCCTCCTGCCATTTTCGTCCACCTCCTAACTTATAGTGAGCTAACGTCCTGATAGAACGGAGCGGCGAAGTTGAAAAATCCCGTGCCTATACTGCCACTGGTAACTGTAGCCTTAGCTCTGCCTACGGTGTAATAACCACTATCAGCAAGAGCCATCCATCCATCAGTTGTAACCCTGACCCTATTGCCCGCAGTTATAGCAACGCCTGCCCAGTATTTGAATTCTCCCATTACGCCATATTCCGCGTGCTCAAGATCGTTTGGTTTATTGAGTATGATTCCGGCGGCCTCGTGGCTATTATCAGCCCGTTCGCCATCATCAAATGCAATAGCTTTGTATTGATGAGATCTAAGATCCTCACCCGCTTGAATTGTAGCTGTAACTGCAAATTTGCCTTGTACTGCCATATAAATTCACCTCCTACATTGATGAAACATAGCCAAGAGTTCCGCCGAGAAACAGGGCGCTTCCGAGTGCATTACTTCCGATGTTTTCCAGGGCTTTCCCGATTGAGTGATACCCGGAATCGCATGGAATGAAATAACCGGAAGTCGTAATTGTAAGCGGATCTCCCAAAGAACAGACTAGAGCAGGATCGGAACGCACATTCATAATCCCATGAAGGCCAAAATTGGTAGCGGTTCCGGCGGTTGCCGCACCTAATGCCACGGCATCAGCGTCATCGCCAACATCGGCTTGCTCATGATCAGTCAAATCCATTGCCGTTCCTGCAATCATGTCAACGCTTGATGTAAGCGATGCTATGATTATATTTGACTTGTCTGTCCCGGTTGGAAAATTAAAAAGCCCTGTGCCTATTGACCCGGAGGTCACGGCGGCTTTGGCTTCTCCCAATACTGGGTCATTGCTATCGGCGGTTGTAAACCAGCCGGAAGTTGTCACTACTAACTTCGCACCTGCTGAGATTGCTGCACCGGCGGCAAACTTCATCTCACCTACATAACCAAGCGCCAGGAATTCTCCATCCTTGGGCTTATTGAGCAAGATGCCACTTGTTTCCTCACCGTTATTTGCGAGCTTTCCGTCAACTAGGGCGATAGCGTGATACTGAAAGGCAGATGTGTTGAGGTCCTCTGCTGCCTTAATGGTTGTGTTAAAGCGTACATTCTGAGTGGCCATGTACTATCACCTCCTCCTATATATATGACCTGATTACAGATCTTCTAAAGCATATCGCTTGGCAAGTTCCTTGTCGGAATCTAGCACGGCCTTGGAAGCCTCGGTATAGTTCACATCCTTGTGATCGGCTATGTACTTTGTGGTCTTGGCTGCAAGCTCCTCGCTCACCGTTTTGTATTCGCCCTCTCCCTCGCCTTCGCCTTCCTTGCCCTTTTCCGTGATATCAAAGACCTTGGCATGGGTCTCAAAGCACTTCTTGAAGGCATCGAATGTGATGGAGAAACCGGCCTCATCCGTGTAAACGTGCTTGTCGAGGTCCTTGGTCAGGATATCCCGTGCCGCTGGGGTCATCTTGCCGTCCTTGACCATCTGTTCACAGAATTCCTTGACTTCATCAGTCCGGGCCGTCTTGAGACCATCGGCTTTTTCTTTCTTTAGGACCTCAAGCTCGGTCTTATAGGTCTTGCTCTCACCTTCCGATGTTGCCAATTTGGTGTTTGCCGCATTAAGCTCATCAGTAAGTCTTTTGATTTCTTTCTCTTTCTCTTCCATGTCATTCTCCTCGTCTTTCTCAGGTTTAATTTCCCCACTCTCGTTGACCTCAAAGGCATAACTGGCCATTTTTTCAAACGTCCCGGCTTCGGGAGTCAGGCTCAGAAAGGCTTCCAGGTCCGCAAGGTTACTAACTGCGGGGATATCGGTTCCTAACAATCCAACGGCGGACAAAACCCGTTTGAAGGTCTTGCCGCTCTCTTTCAGGTTCCAGTAGATCTCAGCGCTGATTCGTTTGTAACGATTCGCCTTGATCGCCTTATAAAGTATCTCAGGCACATCGCTCAAAGTGGCTATTAGCTTGTCGCCGACTTTTTTCAGATGCTTGACCCACCCGAGGGCAGGCTGCCCGTCTTCCAAATGCATTTTATTGTCATGCGCCAGTTTTACCGGCGGTTTGATTTTCTCTTGTAGTTCATAGAAGGCTGCCACTATCTCATTGAGATCGCCTTCCGTGTATGCGTCCCCGTTCCAGATCCCGACACTGAAAATCTCGGCATCGAATTCATGGGTTTTGGCATGGGCTCTGTTTCGTGCTTGAGCTGCCCTGTCTACCCATTTGCAGTTTTTGGGCTCATAGTTTCCATCATTGTTTATCCGGTCAATCGTGAAACCGTCTGGCCGGGGCCCCATGTCTTTCATGAAATTTGCAAAACTATCCTGCCAGCCCTGCCATACTGAGATCCCACGGCCTCCATACCGGGCATAGTCTTTGTCATTGCTGTTGACACAGCGCGACTTCATGGATGTCCAGATCGAATAGTCCTGCTCTTTCGTCATCTGGGCAGCCGATTTTTTCCAGTTGCCCTCAGAATCCTTCTCAAATCCGGCGTTTTTAACGGCTCCCCAGCCTATCTTTGAGGCTTTCTCGTCATCGTCAGGAGTCTTTGTTAGAGAGCTATTTGCAGCATTGCGCCAGATTTCCTGTGCATCTTTGGGAAGCACCTTTATGCTATCCGGTAAGCTGTCT